TATTTCAATATAGTGATTGCCGGTACTTAAAAAGTTTTTCCAGCGTATTTTCTCAAATAATATCATGTCCAGAATTGGGTGGTATTACAATGTCATTGGGAGTAATAACTGCATAGTTATAATCATGAATTTCACACGTTTTAATCATGACCTCATCCTCAACTTCAATAACGTGCATTTCAGGACTTCCTTCATCTTCTAACATCATAGCATATCTAAGAGCATCATCTTCATCTTGAAACAAATAAAGAATATGTTCTCCCTCATCATCTTGAACAGAATATGCTCCATCATTTTCTTTTCCATTTACTGTAAGGATATACATCAAACCAATTCACATGCTTCTTGATATATTTCTTGAAGAACTTTCTGCACTCTAGATTTGTCCAAATTTATTTCAGACTCTTCAATGTACCTATTCAATACTGAAATAGTATCTTCAGATTCAAAAGCCTCAAATTCTTCTGCTTCTTGAATGGCAAAATTTTCTACTACTTTAAGCTCTGCTACATTGGATGCATATAGTTTATCAATAAATTTTTCAAACTGAGTAATATCAGATTTTTTTCTAACAATAACTTTAACTATCTTATTTGTATATTCCCTGGCATCAAAAGTTTGATAAGGAGTATCCTCATAATAGATTATATGATGAAGTCTATATGGATTATCAATAGGAGTATGTTCAAAAGTATCTGTATCCCATACATGAAACCCTCGTTCAGTATCATTTACATCACCCCAGAACATCTCATAGGGATTTCCTAAGTAATAAACAGGTTCTTGAACTGACCTACAATGATAATGTCCTGAATATACTTTCTCAAATCTATCGAATGGAGTTGTTTCCATTCCATGTTCCATCATATGACCTTGAGTTGCTTTAAATCCATTCAACTCTAAGTGTCCCATCACCACTTTACAATTACTACCCCTAACCTTCTTAAAAGTTTTATCCTCATTCTCATTATTAATCCAAGGAACAAAAAGAACCTTCGTATCTCCCAACTTAACTTCTTGGGTTTCAGAATAAATTTTTACATTATCATATTCTCTCAATAATAAATCTACTGCATTAATATCATTTGTATTCTTATAATATGCTGTATGATTACCTACTATCGTATGAACTGTGCATCCCAATTCTTTAAGACGATCATAATAATTATCCTTTGCCCATGCTAATGCATTAAAATTAATTCCTGTGCGATTATCAAAGGTATCTCCCATATCAACAACCGTAGTAATCCCTTCCTTCTCTAAAAAAGGAAAGAAAACATCATTATAAAACTTCAGAAAATAATCATGAAAAAGCTTAGAATTCTTTCTAGCTCCGAAGTGTTGATCAGTAATAATTGCAATCTTCATTTATTATTACTATGTGCGATGGCACCTTTGTAAGGATTCTTAGTTCTATTCAGAACAGTAATAAATTTATCTGCCTTGAAAACACCAGCAATACACACCTCAACTTCATCACCATCTTCCCAGATAGGATTTCCATCCTTACCTCTCATATCAAGTGCTTTCTCTAGATCTTTAATAATCTGTTGAGTAATCTTCATTAATTACGGAGTTTAGAGTGTACAGCATCCTTAATTGAATTATACTCTGCATAATTAGATCCGTCAATCTGATTATTATCATCAAAAACTTCTTGATAACCAGACTTCTCTATAATTTTATTCTTAATTTCTAACTGACGTTTTTCTCTTTGTATTCTGCGGAGAAACGCATAATGTATAATCTGCGTAAAGTAAGCAAAAGGATTTTGGGATTTCGCAGGATTAAAATTATGTATGTACTGAACGCAATTTTCGATTCCATCAGAGATCATGTCCTCCTTGAACATGTAATTTACAAAGTTTGGTTTAAATGATAAATGATTTGCAATCTTTAAAAAGCACTCTCCAATATATCGAGGTATAACAGGTTTAGTCTTATCTTGCAACTTAGCAATCTCTACATCTTCCCGATACTTAATTAATGCAGCCAGGAACTCCTTGTTATTAACATAGTGTTCAGACCTTTTTCTTTTCGCCATAGTCCCTGGTCTTATCATGAGTCTTTATCACTAGTATGTAGATATTATAACATTTCTACAAATAATTGACAAGACTTGACAAGTTCCTAAAACCTATGTAAACTAACTCTGTCAGGGTTAATCGGGGGAGCTTTTAGTATCTTTAGAATCTAATTTAAATATCTTCTCTAAGTTCTCTTTAGCATCTTGTACATTAGCTATATAACCCATTCTTCTATTAAGTCTATGATGATTCTGCATATCTCTTTGGGAATCTCTAAGAAAATGTTGATACATTACAATCATTTCCATATCTTGTGATTCAGATAAAGTTAAAACATTATCCAAATTAATAATAAACATATCTTCTCTAGTTGTTTTTAACCAAGGTTCTACTTTATATCCTATCAATCCACCTTTATTTTTTATTTCACTTACAGTAACAGGGTTATGAATTATTAACATAGTTCTATCTTCTTCTTCAGAAGCAGCTACTTTAGCAAATACTTCCTCTCCAGTTTTCAATTTTATTGTTGCATAAAAATCGTCTTCAATTGCCATCTTTCTTAAGTTGTACTGTTACTATTTCATAGTTAAAATTTTCTTCATTGTAGATTTTAATTCGTTCAATAAAGTGATTTAGTGTGTAGTTTTTTCTAGAGTTGTGAGTGCAATCATCAGATATATCATATAGAGTTGCTTTTACTTTGTTGTTACCTTTTCTAAGAACGCGTCCAATGCTTTGGAGATTTCTAATTCGTGATTTTGACGGTGAGGCAAAGATAACGTTATGGAGGTTTTTAATATTGATGCCAGTAGAAAATGTTCCATATGAGGCAACGATGATTGCATTATCCTCCTTTTCAGTAATTTCACGAATTAATTCTCTTTGTTCAGCATCCACTCCACCGTGGACAAAAAATAACTTTATATCACTTCGTTTGCTATTATTTATCTTTTCATATAGCACTGCTCCATGTGCTTCTACCCTACTATACAATATAAGTGTATTCCCCTTTAAATCTAACGTTAAATTTTTTATAAAATTATTTCTCTGTTCATGTGATATTAAGTATTCAATTTCATCATTATAAACATCAAATTTCTGAGGAGGATGTTTGAGAATAATACATTGAATATCTAATTGAGAAAGATGTCCTTGTCTCATTAATTCATCAGTTTTTGTTACTTTATATGATGGACCAAACAATCCTTCTAATACCCATCTATGAGTCTGTGTGCCATCTAATGTTCCAGTAAATCCAAATCTATACTTGGCGTGCTCTAATTTTGTCATTATAGATACTAATGACTTACTCTTAAACAAGTGAGCTTCATCACCAATGATGACATCATAATCTACAAAAAATGATCTTTCTAATCTAAAGACAGATTGCCAAGTGGTTATAGTAACAGGATATTCATTACTTTTTTCTTTTCCAGAATATATACGGTGACAATATGACTCAGAATTCCAACCATAATCTTCAAAGTCCTTATACATCTGCTCTACAAGAGATGTCGTTGGAACAACTAAGAGAATTTTTTGCCCTTTATCAACGTAATATCTTACAAGAGAATAAATCATCAAAGATTTGCCTGAAGCAGTTGGTGATATCAATAGCTTTCTATTATGTTTTAATGCATCGTATACTCCCTCAACTTGGTATTTTCTTGGATTATGGGAGCAGATGGCCTTCATGTAATCCTTAACACCCTCATATGAAATTCCCTCATTCTCTTCATAGGGAACTCCATAATATTCATTATCTACAAATTTATAACTATAATCGTGCTTCTTACAGAACTCAACAATTCTATCTAATAAACCAACATATATTCTCTTTGATCTCAAATCAAATAAGTGTATCTCACCATTCCAATTTTTATTCCTATATTGAGGCATGAACTTTGCACCCTCAACCTCAAAGGTAAAGTGGTCTCTTAACTCATACTCAATATGAGGTTCTGAATTAATTCTTAAAAATACTTCGTTAGCCTTAGATATAACAACATTGGCTGTTGTGTCAATCACTTAACCCATGCATCTATGGGTATTTATTAAGTATTGTCAAGCTCAAATCCAATATTACCTAATATGGAAATACAAGGTTCATTCCTTTACTTCAGGAATAAATTCTTTAAATCCTTTAGATTTTTTAGATTTTCTGGGTTTTCTAGGATTTACTTTAAATGTATCATTTTGTGGTGACTGTTGTTTGGTTTTATCCCAATCCTCAAATTGATTCTGACCTTCCATTTGTTTGAGATATTCTGTCTGATCACCTAAGTTAGATGGATCTAAAGCATTACCATATCTACCTTTTCCAGTAGTATCATACCAAAGATTACCTGCAACAGAAATTCTTGGTTCATCAGTTCCATAAAAAGGATATACCGAGTGCATTAATGATGCTGGGAAAAATACCATACAATTTTCAAATTCGGGAGATAATTGATATGACATACTTCTAATACCACCTAATGAATCGGTATATTGAAATTCAAAAGTACCTGCTTTACGATTATCTTTCTTTATCTCTTGAAACTGTGGTAATTTACATTGCTCTTCCCAAGAAGTTGGTTGCTTCATCCAAATAGCAAATGAATAAACACCCCCATGAAAATGAAATGGATTAAAATCTGTTTGATGTTGATAATTTACCCAAAATTCTGTAAGAAGCAATGGTGCTCCCTGAGGCATTTGAACAAAATTCCTAACTGGATCTGATCCACCATTACTATTACGATATGCCTCAATTAATGGAAGACAAGCTTCTCTATAAACATAATCCCCATCATCATCAAGTCCAAAACTTTGAGTTATATTTCCAGCCAATCGATGTTTATATCTTTCTTGATCTTTTTCAGCCCTTTTAATCATCTTCCATAGATGATCTACCATATCCTTACCTAGTTTTGCAAATATAAACCCCTGAGTAGGAGGGGTCATAATTCTTACATCTTCAAACGTCATTATCCTAACCCAGAATTAAATTTCATAAATTCGATAGCATTTTTAATTTGAAAGGTTCTATTTTGAATTACCTTCAAGATACTTTCGATGTATACTAACATTGTATCATAATAATCGATTTTTAGGGAGCTATTGGAAAGTTTTGTATCAGCATCAAGATACTTTGTCATAGTATCCTTATCCCTTATCTTTTTGGGAAAGGGGTTTTCTATATAAACATCAGGATCTGCCTTCCCTGAAAAGTATTCATACCTTTCATGTCGAATATTCTTCCTTTGCTGTTCTGCTTTCTTTCTTAAAAGGAATATTGTATTATATAATTCAAAATATTTTGCATGTAGAGAGGGGATGTTCAATGACTCTTCATGTAGATTATCTCTATCAATTTTTGCATCTTTTTCCCACATCTCTTGAATTACTTCAAGACTCAAACTCATAAAGCTTTATTTTCCATATCGGTAAGGTTGTATATAGTATACTTGAAAGCTACGTCTGCTGTAAAGTATTCTATGTCAGTATCCGTCGCATCAAACATAACAGTGGAAAGAGTATATGGAAAGAGGTCATTAAATACGACTTGAAATGATGGAACCAGATTACTACTTAAAATTTGAAGAGTTCCATCAGAATATATGTCATCTCCCGATTGTCCAAAGTTAGATGGTAGTGTTGATTCACCTTCCAATTTACGAAACTCATCCATATTTTCAGGATAACCTAATCCACGAATCCATCGTTGAAGTTCCATATAGTTGACAAGATCTTCATCAACTAAAAATCTTAAATTTAAATCACCAAATGATATCTTATCACCAGGAACATCAATATTTTTTAACCAAGTTGGTTGTTCTGCAATACCCAGATCTAATGAAGGAATATTTGCCTGATTACAAAAGAATGCAACACCAGGTGCTCTCTTTAAAGAGAATTTAAAACCAATTGGTGATAAAAAATTTCTATTCTCAATTGGGGTTCCTGGTCTATCAGCAGGTGGTTTTCTAATTGCCATTAGTTCTCATCTCTAGATATTTGTTCCTCAAGTTTTTCCCTTGCAGCATTTACTGCTGCCATTCTTACTTCAAGATTTTCTTGCCAGTAATTATATATTTGTAATATTTTCTT